TGGAAAGGCAGGGGGGGTAGAGCCTGATGCTAAAAAAACGCCTTGTGAGCGTGATCCCTTGGATGAGTTACACCTCTTGCAACAAGCGACCATATTTTCTAAGCTCATAGGATCTCCTCCGGACTTGATGCTTACTATGTGGTCTACCGTAGTCGCATCCTGACCGCAGTAATAACACACGTAGCCATCCCGAGCTAACACTATTAAACGCTGCTTCTTGTAAGCATTACTCACGCGTGGATCGTGTCTACCTTGTACCATCTTTAGTAATGACCAGTCTTTTTATGAAACGCTAAAGCCTTACAAGGTTTACCGTAACGATGAGCTATGTACTTAAGTCCTAGGTCTATCTGTATATATGGATCCTTAGCCTTAAGCTTAAGCAGCTGAGGTATCCCGTATGCAGTGGACTTAGGGTTATCTGCTCGAGGATCCCATCTACTCTCTTTATCCCATAGCAGCTCTAAGCATCGATACTCTTTAGCGTTATGTAGCTTTATATGAGCATAGAGTTTGTAGTTATTAACATCTCTTGCAGTACTTACCGCTATAGCTTGAGGGCTACTTACTAATAGCAATAGAGCGGCCACCAACGCTATACATCGCCTGCGAGCTATCCGCCTCAGCGGCTCGCCTGCGAGTGTAGAGCGTAATCGTGTGTCAAGCACATAGTCAAATATGTGGATAACTTGAGCGTATGGCCTGCGTGTCCTCCACACTTTATCCCTGCCTGTGGATAACTCCTGTGGATAACTATTAGGCATCTTTACCCCATCCAGTACCCTTAAAGCTCACGCCCGGCACACTATAAACCTGCCTCATAGTGAGGCTGCAGCATATCGGCGCGACGTTTTCCCCTATCGGTTGGACTGACTCATACCGGATATTGCAGCTTATGCATTCATACTCATAGGTCGGCATCGCTAGGCTCCTCGACCATACACACACCTATAACCCCACACTGAGTACACTCAAGCGTTTTAACGTATGGCGGCAAGTTATCTGTAATGATGCGCTCGATCTGATCTGTAACCTTTTTACAAAGTCTGCACTCGTATTTATATGTAGTCATCCCCGGCAATCCTTACATAACCATAGGACTACCTCGTTACCGGTATCGGTAATACTGAGGCCGCCGTCCTGTCTTTGTAGCTTGTTACACCCGTCGCACTCGACCGCTAAAGAGCTGGTCACGTCGCCGTTGTCGTGGATCGTCGTGGCTATACCTTGCTTTATAAACGTCATTTCTCCCATTAGAGCTTAACCGCCTTATCTATGTGTAAAAGCGCTACCTCTTTATCGATCGCTGGCCCGTTATCTACGGTGCTCGATGGTAAGCGCTTAGTAGTCCAAGTAACCTTAATTATGCGTAGGTTAAACGCGTATATGCCTTTAGGCGTTGAGTTAATATAAAACGGCGTAAAGCCGAGATCGTTAGCTCTATTAACTAGGGACTCGTATTTATCCTTTTCGAGTATCAGCTCGTCGTAATGAGTATGCCGGCATTTAAGCTCTATCGTCAGCCTATAGCCGTTACTCGTTGCATCGATGTACTCGTAAACGTGCTCGGACTTCTCGAGATCCTCTAAGTACCTGGCCTTTATGTAATCAAAAAGGCCCTGCTCGGTCATTGTTGAGTTTTCCATTTACCGTCACTGCCGAGTACTTGCCATAGAGGGTCGCACTGCGTATTTTTGTTATTTTGAGTGCATCGCCAAGCGGCCCACTCTTTACCGGTCTTAGCGCTTGTACCCTCAGCCCATACTCTCGTACCGTGTACGCATCGAGGAGGCTCAGCCGGTAACTCACCGCCTAGCCCTTGTTGGATCTCAGCTATAGCCGTAGCCATAGTCGGTATACCCTCGTTACTAGCTTTAGTACTCCAAGGATCCGGATCAGCGAGCGCGGCCTCTACCTTTTGCATATCTTGTACGGTAGGTCGAGCGTGTTCGCTTGGCGTTAAAAGGCCGATAACTCTACCGTAGGCGCTAGTTATGCAGTCCTCTATGAACCATTTTTTCATATTTTGCGGCAGTGTCGCCACGTTGCCAAACGCATAATCTACGGCGCTTGGTACTGCATCCTCGTACTCACGGTACGCCTCAGCCTTTACAAGGATCGTACCCTTTTCTAGGTTTATGTCCTCGATGTATGCAATTAATCGCCCGGATGGAAACTCAACTCTAAAACGCTTTATCCGGCTATTAACGTCCTCGTAGTTATCCATAAATCCCATTATCGGACCAAGCCTTTATCCTTGAGAGCTTGAGCTATAGCTCTACCTCTTAGGTAACCCTCGCTATGGCCCTCACGGTATCCAAGTGTGTACGCAGCTTTAATAAACGCTGCCATAATTGCCGTTACTGCAAAGACTATTAAAAAGTCTGCACTATTCATATATCGCCCTTTGTTAAGGCCGATGAGGCTACTATCCGAGTAGCCCTCTCGGCGTGTGTAGTATCAGTATGTAGGCAGATACCGACATATAGCAACTACTGCGCGAGGCGTGTCTCTAATAATATTTCGTAAATCTTGTCTATCTTGGCATCCATACGCTCTTGCTTAGCCTCGATGTGATCTATACGGCCGCGTAGGTTATGTCCACCGTTACCGTCCGGCTTAAGCTCGGATAGATAAAACTTAACAAAGTGTCGGATAAGCCCAGCCCCCAGCCCCAAAATAGTAAAGCCCCCCAAGGCGATACCGACTGCGAGCTGAGCCTTTTCCATTACTTAGAGCCTACGCCTAACTGCTTCTCCGACGGTTGGACGGCTTTTAGTAATGGCCCGATTAGCCCAGCGATAAACGCATTAGCTAATACTTTTGGATCTGTAATACCGGATAGGTACAAAGCTCCTACGCAGGCTGCAGCTGAGCGTAGGTATGACTTACCGGCTGCGATTAATTGCTCTTTCATTGTTACTCCCTAGTGCCCTTAGAGATTTGTCTAACTATAAACCTAAACTCTGTATTAAGGCTTTAGCCTTGGCCGATGAGATTTCTACCTCAAAGTGCATATCGTCGGGCCTGCTCTTAAAGTCGCCGCCCCACTTAAGGCCGTATTTTTTAGCTAAAGCTCTTAGCATCGGTATTTTCTCAGGCGGAAACGTGCCGGCTTTACCGAGGGGGTGCTTTGTAGCGTTTAGATCGATCGCCGTACCGGATGAGTGGCAACTTAAACGGTCAGTAGATCCGCGCACCATCCTAAAAGCGTAGCCCCAGTCATCGTATGTACCCTCATCGATCGGCTCGATGAGTGTATGAAACTCGGCGGCAAAAGCGGCCAAGAGCGGGCCCACGCTCTCGGCACACTTAAGCTTACGATCCGTACCCTTTACCGCGTAGGACTTTATTTTTATCTCGTCCGGATCTTTAGAGGCCGGGTAGCCATTGTAGCTATTCAGTTTGATCGGAGGGATCATCTGCGAGATCGATTTCCTCTATTAAATTGTTATTTGGCTTTTTTGCATCAAAGCCGCCAAGGCCATAGGTAACTGATTTCATTTTATACCGCCCTAATTGCAGTCATTATGCTAAGTGTTGTCGATAATGCAGGGGAAACGGCCGTTGCAAATCCAGAAGTGACATTTACACTTTGAGAAAAACCCTCAAAAGCGTTAGCGGTGCTAATGTTTGTGCGGTTTGCTCCAAGAAGGGGATTACCTGCCGAGTTGCTATATCGATAAAACGTATTTGTCGTCGCGGCTGTAACCGTATTGGCTGCCATAAAATAAATACCCGGCGATAAAGATTGAGAAATCGTTATTGCGGACATAGTGCTAGCCGCTGTTATGGCTACTGTTCCAGCATCTAATAATACTGTCCCCGGTGCTCCATTAGAATTATTATAGATCCCAAGTCTTACCGAGGCAGTGCCGGAGAAAGACGTAAAAGACATACAAGCAATACGATCAAAAGTCGTAGTAACCGGTACTAATATGGGCAGATAATAAGTCGTGTTTACAACAGCCGTTGACCCGCCAACACTTGAACCGGGACTCAAGTAGTAGCTACCGGATATAGGCGCAGTGGCCGGTATTACGTTAGTATTTGTTATCCACGTAAAGTCCATATCGGTAGCTGAGTTTTTGCTTAGCACTTGTGCAGTAGTGCCACCTTTAAGATCAAGTAACGAGGCATCGATTGAGTCACCGAGAGCCTCGATAGCAGTTGCTCCATCTTTTACATAGTCGGTCGACGTGGGAACGGGCCAGCCAAAATTAGGCGTAGTAGTTGCCATTAGGTTAAACCTCCATAAGCATTTTGCCAGATAAGAGTAGCATTTACCCCAGTCCATATAAGGGAGGCCGGAATAACTGTGTCCCACTGTGGCGCGATCAGTGAGAAATCTGTAGGGCTGAGAGTAAGGGTTAAATCCACATAACCCGGAGTAGCTCTAATAGCGTAACCTTCTACAAAGCCGTTAAAAGAACCATTAAACATATTTATAGGTAGATCGTTTATAACCATCGGCTCGCCAAAAAAAGCATCTATAAGCTTATCTCGCTCGGCATCGGGTAGATTAGAGTTATCAAGCCTAAAGCTGATGCTCTGTAGCTGCTCTCGAGGTATTGCTCGGAGGCTTAACTCTCGCTCCATAAGGGTATTAACATCGGCTAGGTTATGCAGATTAGTTGTAACTACGCGCTGATATCGCCCATAATTAAGTACGGAGTCAGCATCGAGGTCGGTAGCTTGGCTAGCGTAATTATTACCGTAATTATATACTAAAGAGTTACGTATTTTGCCTATTTGTAAAATTGTTTTGACCGTAGAGGGTATAGCGTAATTAGCCGAAATAGTAGTATAGCCGTTAGCGGCTAGGTAGGCGTTACGGTGATCTGTATCGGCATAACAAACGCGCCCCTCTCGGTCCTCGTATAACTGCCCTTGTGCGCTTTGTGCTATTTGAGCGCATAGGTTATAGCTGCTAGCCGGCTCAGCTGACCTAGCGATCATCTCGTAGAGGCCCGGCTGATCGATTTCGCCAAGCCCTACGTTCTCTGCATTAGCCCACGTAGTCAAAGGATTATAATTTATCCACTCTAAAGCCGGTGCTACCTGTGACCAAGTGTTTAATAAAAGATCGTTCAGGATATCGTAAATCTGATTGCCGTCCTCATCCTTAGCTAAGGCATCGGGAAAAAGCGCCTTGGTAAGCTTAGATAAAGATCCTACGGCCAATATATTACCGATTGTTATAAAGCCGATCTCCTCAGGCGATCGTACGGATATACCAAAATCTGATACCTCACCGCCAAAAACGGGTACATACGTCCCGGCGCTATTTTTGAGCTCGAGGGTAAGGGTATCGGTTACGTCAATATCAAAAGGCAGGTTAGTAAGGTTTATAATTTCCATACGTGCGTATCCGGCGTTGCACTGTAGGTCGATATCATCGCGGCCCGTAGCCATATTAAGCGATAATACGTTATCGTAAACTGTAGTGCCTACCGTGATCCTCCACTCGGGGAGCCAAGTACTCATATCGCGTATACTCCCGAGCCCCGGTTCACTGAGGTACCTCTATAGCTCGACTGGTTAAGAATATCCTCGACTGCTCTAGCAATAGCTTCAGGATCTCCTACGCCGGCGTTAATCGTTACCTCTACGCTTTGACCGGGAAAGCCCATAGTAGGGTTATAGCCGTAATTAGGTTGAGGAGCTAGAGGAGTTATAGGAGTCAAATTAGGATTTACCCCGGCTATTACCCCATCGGCTAAACCTTTATAATTGCCACGTAGATCCTCTAAACCAAGGCCACCGCCGCCACCGCCCATAACATTGGTAGGTAACTCCTCTCGGGCAATAGCAAAAGGTCCCATAGTCGTAGACGGTCCACCCGGTTTAGCCCAGCTAGGAGGCGTAAAATTAGGCACCGGAGTCCCTATGAGAGGATCTTTAGCATTTAATAGCCCGAGATATTGTTTAAGATCGGCAAGGCGTTTAGCATCGGCCTCGGCTTGAGCCTTGGCTACTCGCTCAATTCTTGTTAGTTCGGCAGACTCGAGCAGTAAATTAGCCGTAGTGCCTGCGCTAGTAGTTTTACTAATAGAGGCAAGCCGAGCTATCTCGGTTAGTTGGATCTGTACGCGCTCGTTATAAGCCTCTTTAGCCATTAACGTACCGGCAGCCGTAATCGCGGCGTTATATTTCTTAAACGCCTCCTCACGTGCTAGCTCTTTATCGCCTTCGGCCATTTTGCTACCGTTAATAACCTTAAGCTCTGTTAGTAGCTGAGTGTTAAGAGCTTGGAGCGTAGCGTTACTAATAGTAGTAACTCCAGCTAAACGCTCCATATCCGCGTTTTTTTGGAACTTAGCGAGCTCGTCGATTTTCTTTAAAGCTGCATCGCCTTTGTCCTCCTCGATCAGCATAAGCGCCTCGAGGCGTAGTTTTGTCTCTTTGTCGTATGTAGCTTTAAGAGCTGCAGCAAGCGAGATCCGGGTGCTATCAAAAACGGCCTCGGCTTTAGTAAGGGCTATTTTAGCCTTTTCTGCTTTAGCCGCCTTGGCCTGAGCTGCCGCTAATTCTTTTTGGCGTTTAATTGCGGCTAACTCGTATGCCTTACGGGCAGCCTCGTCGGCTGCGCTTGGATAAATACCTACCGCCATCGATCCGACGTAGCCCATTTTAATACGATTAAACGATGCCTTAAACGCCTTTTCTTGAGCATCGATAATCCGTACTACTTGATTTTCGTAATCATCAAACGGATTTAATGAGGCTAAAATAGCTTGGTCGCTTGTTAGATAATAAAGTTTCTTAAATCCAAATACGGCAGTAGCGACCATATCGGCAATTTTTACGGATAGGTCCTCGATTTTGCTTACAAACTCTTGAGGATCTCCAGCCGCAAAAGCCGATACTAAAGCATCGACTAAAGCGCCGCCGATTTTCTCCTGGGCTTCTCCAGCTGCATTTGAGATTAGCTCAAACTTACCGGCATAAGTCTCTAAGTAAGTTGCATTAGATCCGGTAAACTGTTTATTTAGTTTAGCCTGTATCTCATTAAAGCTCATCGCCTTTAGTTCGGCTTTAGTTAGGCCGAGATTATATTTAGATAAACTCTTAGTTTGCCCTAGGTAGGCCGCACTCAAATCGGAGACTACGGTTTCGTACTCCACGCCCGAGCCCCGGCTTATGTCGAGAGCCTGAGTTAGGAGCTCTTGAGATTTAGTTAGGGAGCCCGTAGTTTGTAGTAATTGTTGCATCGCTGGCCGTAGCTGGTCATCGGTAACGGCGGCGGCCTGAGATAGATCGGATATAAACTGCTCGATCTTAGGAGTCTCAAAAGCCATCCCGAGATTTTCTACTGACTTAGCTAGTCTAAACGCAGCCTTTTCATCCTCTATAAACGCTTTGGACGCAGCTTTACCAAAAGCGATTACCGCTTTAAGGCCGAGAGATATACCTAGAGCTGCGCCTAATTGCTTAACGCCTTTACTTAGGCTCTTTACTTGCTTCTCGCCTTTAGCGAGGGCTTTACCGTCCCACGTGCTAACTGCGCTTACGACTAAGCTAGGTAGATTACGCGCCATTTATGCGGCCTTTGTGTAGGAGCCTTGGTTAAAGGCTTTAACGGTATTTTCGATAGCTTTAATTACTGCCGCCTGAGCTTTACCCTGATCCTCGGCCCACGCTCTAAAGATCATACGGCCGCGCTCCTCGCGCTTATTGCCATAAAGAGGCCCCATACGACTAATAAAGTGCCCACCGGCTCCGGGGTTATTAGATTTACTAGCTGCCGATCCGCCCGGGTTGGTACGTCCAGCGGTCTCATAGATCGCGCCGGCAGCTGACTTATTAGCTACGTAGTACAAAGCTCGCCATCCATTTTTATTACGCTCACCGGCAGGCTGCGAGTAGTAAATACCTTTACGTACGGTTGAGTAATCATAGAGAGGAAAACGTCCAGTACCGCCATCGACGTTTTTACTCCAGCTATAAAGGTTATCCGGTTGAGGCGATGGAGCATACCCTCGAGCTTTGTCCCGGATAGGGATCATTACTGCGCGTATCTGCTTATTCATCTCTTTAAGTAGTTCGGGATCTACTTTACGGATAGCTTTTATGGTTGCCTTAACGCCTTTTACTTCTACTGGCATATCGCTCGGCCTCCTTAGCTTGATCGTTTAATACTTGTACTAACATTTTATACATTTCTGTATCGAGATCGAGTACTGACTGAGGCGAGATCCCTAACCTAATAGATAACTGGGCTATCTGATAAGTAAGGGAGTCTCGCCCTAGTCTAAAGGTTCGTCGTCTAGGACCTCGACCTTTACTAACGTATCGAGAAAATCAGCTCCAAAGTTTTTAACTACCACTCCAGCGCTACGTAAGCACTCGTGAGCCAGCCAATAAACGTCGGTCTGCTTTTGGTCCTCGATAAAGGCTTTATGAAAACCTTTTTTTGCATAGAGCTCAAAGGCATACTCGATCCGTGGAGTAATCTGGTGCTCT